AGCCACGTCTTGGCCTTGCCCCAGAGTTCAGCGCGCAGGTTCATATACTGGCCTTTGACGGCGGGCGACTCGCCGACGTTAATTCCGCGACACGGAACTTTTAACTCGCGCAGGCGGTCAACGACGCCGGCGCCAAGTCCGATGCTGTCCACCAGTATCTCGGCCGGCTTGCTCTTGTAGTCCGCCATCTCGTACTCGTGCAGTACCGCACCCGTCAGCGACATCAGGTCTAGGTTGCGCCACGTCTTGACGGGTTCTAGCACCACGTTGCCTTGGCGCTTGCAGAGTGCAGAGGAGTCGGTGCCATAGCGCGCCACGTCTAGCCCCCAGAGGATCGGCGCGCCGGGGTTCTGCACCACGTCACGATCCATCGCCGTCTGGGCTAACTCAAGGCTGATCAGCGTGTCGTCGTCGGCCAGCGGGAACTCGCCGAGCACGCGCACTCGGTAGGCGTTACTGCCCTCGCCATAGCGCGACTTCATTTCGTTTACGTACTCGGCCGAGACGCGGGGCGAGTCTAGGCAGGAGACGTGTAGGTTTTTCCACTCGGACGATAGGCGGTTGAAGGTGTCGTAAAAATACCCCTGCGTCTTGGTGGGGTTGCCGAGCAGCAAGGTGGTGGCGTTGTGTCCTGACATCGAGCCGCCAGCGGATTCGAATACAGCCTCGGAGACACCCGGCGCTTCGTCCACCACCAGCAGCACATACTCGGCGTGGATACCTTGCAGGGCGTCCGGCTGCTCGGCGCGGCTGGTGCGGGCGGAGATGAAGGCTTCTTCTGGACTGGCTTTTAATTCAATTCGGTCGGACTTGATCTCAAGCAAGTCCCCTATGGCGGGGGGTAGCAGCTTGGCCCAGCGGCGGCACTCGCCGAAGAGGGCGTCGAATAACTGGCTGGCCGTGGGGGCGGTGACGACCACTTTGACGGGTACGCGGGTGAGCATGTACCAGAGCATGGCCCACGAGGCGGCGGTGGACTTGCCGGTGCCGTGGCCAGAGCGGACTGACACCTTGCGCTCTCCCTTCGCCAGAAGCCCTAGGAGCTGACGTTGCCATGGGTCTGGGGTGACCCCTAGCACCTCCTCCACGAAGGCCACAGGATCGCTGTAATAGCGTTTAACGAAGTCGAGGTATGGATTCTGCATTTTTTAATTCGGTACGTGTGGGGTTACGCCAGCGCCCGCCCCCGGCAGGGGGTACCACCGGGGGGGGGTAGATGCGAATAATTCTCATTTGACTCACAATTCACAGGATATCAACAGGTTATCCACTATTTAACATAATGGGTATTATACGAACTTCGCGCACAACCCCTTGCAAATCAATGACTTGCGCGTGCGCTGTTTCGCGCTGCGCGCCGAACCGTCGATTATGCGCATAGCCGTGCATAAAACCTCAGTCTAAATGCGAATGATTCTCATTTGCGTCTGCATCTGATGAATCGCGCGCGTCCGAAACGCTGTGCGTCGCTGTGTGCGAAGTCAGCTTTTCTGGCTCCACATGACTCACCGTCTTCATCAGGTTGCGCACTGCCTCAAGGTGCAGCTTGGTCGTGTCGGTTATCTCGATCTTCTGTTGCACTTTGTCGCCCCATTGCTGCATGTCCAATCGAGAGGCAACCCAGCGCCGAATGTCAGACGCAACCTTGGCGGCTTGAGGGTCGATCTGTTCCTGCTCCACCGAGTCAGCCAGTCGCTCAATACGGTCAACGTGCCATAAGGCTCGAGCACGCTTGGCGTTCTCCACCATCTGCTTCCTGCCTTCATCAGCCATTAGGAACTGGTGCAACCTGCCGTAAGGTATCTGCGCCGTTAAAGCAAACTGCACAAGGCTGCCGCCGTTGCTGACGTATTCGCACAGCTCAGGCATGAAGTTATCCTTGGCCATCAGAGCAATGGCACGCTCCCGCTTTTCTCGCTTCTTGGGTGATCCAGCCATCAGTCGTCGCTCATGTGCGCGTAAGTGCTCACGTCCTCATAGTCCATGTCGTAACCCTCAAGCGCCACCACGTCGAAGTTGCTGTAAGTACGTTTAGGCTTTTCGTCCTGCACATGCTTGCGCACGCTTCTTGGTAGCGGCTTGTTCTTGATCTCGTCAACGTAAACCCTGCGCCAGACCTTCTCGGTCGTTGTGAACCTAAAACCGCAGGTCAGGCACTCACGCCTTCGTCTAGCCTCTGTCGGGAACTGGTAGACCTTGATGACCTCGGTCTGTTTCCCACACTTCGCGCATTTCATCTTTCTGGTAACTCACGTTTGGCCATCTCGAGCCAATCTTCCAATGGCTGGATGACAACGAATCCTTTGTGATCGCCTCTTGCAACCACTACCGGCTTGTCAGTTGGCTTGCAGGCTCGCTGGCACTGCTCAAGCCACTCGTAGACTGCAATGGACTTGCGGCGCTTGACCTCGATCAGAAACTGAGCCAGTCGCACATCAGCGCCACCGTCTCGAGCTTGACCTAGGATTCTGGAAGTCTGCCATCCGGTCTTCTCGGATATGATCTTGCAGACCTCGCGTTCGGTCTCAGCACCACGTTGTCTTTGCCTTGCTCCCATCTCACCACCTCGCGGATATTCTGCCTAAGTCTACAGCACGACACAGACCAGCAATCAATGGCCGCACTCTGCGCCGCATGGTTTTGTTCTCACGTCGCTGCCTTCTGCGCTTGTCAGCATGACGCCAGTAGTACTCCCGGTGATACTCGGTTCGTGACTTCTTGGGGTTAGACCGCCAGCCGTCTGGCTGCCTTGCTACATCCACGGCATCACAAATGATGGCGATGGTTTGCCGTAACTCTCGGTTCTCATCTGCCATCTTGGTCAGATCGTCAACCGAGTATCCTTTCTTTCGGTGCGCTTCCTTGTGCCACCGATGTGGCCAGCCGCCCGTGTTCTGTACGCCGCAGATTGGGCAATTCTTTCGGGTCACCATTGGAACTGCTCCTTCCGTCGTTTCGGGGTGTCGTACTTGGCCTCCTCGGCCTGACTGACCGCTTCCTCGAACGTGTCGAAGGTGCCTAGGCCAATCGGGATCACCGAACCATCGCGCCCACGTCGCCAGACGGTATAGGTCGTCTTGCCGTTGATGTTCTGGTCGCGGATAGAAAACCGACGGCACTTGGAGGTTTTACCCCAGAAGTCCGAGTCCTCCCACTCAAGCGGGCCGAGCAGGTTCATGCTGTCCTGCTTCACTCCGCCCACCTCGGCTTAGTGCCCACCTCGCCAGCCTCGTCTTGGTAGTGGACTAGCTTTGCACCAAAGTGCTGCTGGAAGGTCTTGAGCACGGCATAGTCGTCCGTGCCGACCACCGACAGGATGCGCTTGGCAGTCGGCGTCTCTGCCACTGGGTCGGACAGTTTCATGCGCTTTAACGGCACACTGTTGCGCTGACGCAACTTGGGGGATTTCTTCATGCTGCACCACCAACTGGGGAAAAACTGGGGGAAAACCCAAAACGCGCGTAAGTCATTGATTCTTGGTTCCCCCAGTTGATTCCCCTATATATAACTGGGGAACTGGGGAACTTGGGGAAAAACCCCAAGATTCCCCTCCCCAGTTGCTTATGCGACCTAGGGATGACTTGGGGAAACTGGGGAAACTGGGGGAAACTTAGTTGCTCAGAAGGGTACATCTTCATCCTCCACGCCCTTCTCGCCCACCTTGTACGCACTAAAGTACCGCCCCTTCGCGTGGTCACGAGCGGACACCTTCGTGATGCTCCCATCGCGCTCCCACTCATCGAGCACCCGGCGGACAACCGACCGCGCTCCTGCGTCGTTCAGGTCAAGCTCCATGTGCTTCGCCACGATCTGCCCAGCCCACTGCGAGCTACGCACATCGGCGCGCACCAAGAGCGGGTCTTTGTTATAAGCCGCCTCGAGGTCGCGCAACACGATCATCTTCTGCCCGTGCGTCAACTGCGCGTCGGCGGTAGGCGGACTCCACTCTGCGACCACGCCCACCTTGTCGCCTTCGGGGTACACGCTGTCGGCGTTGCCAAGCTCTACGCTCACCAACTGCCGCCATAAGCGCTCATCAGTCGGCGGTCGCATGTTCGCCTTCGGGTTCTGCAGCCAGAAGTACCGGCGGCGCTCCTTAAGGTCGATGTTGTACCGCTCGGCCTCGCCGTTGTTCATCGGTGAGGCGATGCGCACGCTACGACAGGCGCCGAGTAGCGCCGACGCACCGCGCACATCCTCGCTCGATGCCTCGTTGCCGTTGCCCTTGCGGAAGTGATGCACGATTTCGACGGCGATGTTGGCTTGCTCAGCGATAGCGCGCCATTCCCACATCACCTTCTCCATGGCCGGGTTGTTGTTCTCATTGACCGCGTGCGTGGCAATGAACGGGTCAAGGATCATGGCGTCAATGCCCTCGGCCTTCGCCTGCGCCACGATCTGCTCACGCGCTGCCGGCATCTGCATCACCGTGCCGTCTATCTCCTCAGCCACGATGATGCGCGTATCGCGTCCGCTCGTGATGTACAGGTTCTGCGCTACCTCTTCGGCGTCGATGGCGTAATGCATACAGATCGCAGCCAACCTGCGCTGCAGCTCGTCCATCGGATCTTCCCCGTTATGCACCCACACCTTGAGCGGCCCAGTCGGTAGTTGCCACTTGCCGCGCAGCAGGTCGCGTCCAAGTGCCATGCTGATCGCCTCGACCATCGTCATCGACGACTTACCGCCGCCGCCCGCGCCGGCTGTCATGCTGACCATGCGGCGCATGTAGTGAAAGCCGTACAGCCATTGTCGCGGCGGGATGCTGTCGGCCGATACCGGCTGCCAGCGTTTGGCGATGATGCCGGTGGTGGTGTCTTGTACCGACGTTGTGTGTACATCCGGCACTTCAGGCTCCACGTTCCTCACCATCCCCTGCGCCTCTGGCACATCGTCATACGTCATCGCCGGTTCCTCGCGCTGTGGCGGCCCCAAGCGCACCGCCTCTGGCACCGGCACCCAGCCGCCGCCCTTGGCCGCATTGAAGAGGCTACCGAGCGTAACGCCCTTGCCGCGATCCAGATGAAACGACTGCCAGCGGTACTCGATGTCGGCGCGCCCGGCGTAATTATCCGGCAGGCTGCCGGTGATGCCGCCGCTCGACCATGCGTCCCACAGCTCAAGGCCATCGTCAGCGCCGCCGCTTGCGTAGTGCAGCGCCATGCCGACCATAAGCCACTGGTCGTACGCTGTGGGGTCGATGTAGGCCAGCGCCTCGGTAATGCGCGGCAGGTCGCGCTGGAAGTCTTGACTGGTGCCAGGCTTCGGCGGCAGCTTGGCCGCCACATCTGCCGGTAGTTCCAAGTCCATGCGCCGCTCGTCGATCAGGCCAGCGGGCAGTGAGCGTATGTCGTTCAGCGGGCCGCCTTGGCCGTAGTGCAGTGGCCACCAGATGATGTATCCGCCCTCGGCGCGGATGTCGAGGCCTTGCCGCTTGACCTTGCCGAGCGTGACGGATACGCCACCTCGGATCTTGACGCCGTGCGGCAGGCTGTAGATGTAGTGCCGCCCGCCGCTACCGCCGCCGGTCTGGTGGACTCGAGTGCCGGTTAGTGCGGCTTGATTCTCTGCCAGCCATTCTTGAGCCATCGAGTCAGCCGACCGAGTATCGAAGTCGATGACGGCAAGTCCGGTGCGCTGGCCGGTTGGAACCCCAACGAGTGCGTCAGGGTGACTGGCCCAGAATCGACGAATCTGGGCTTCGTCTTGCGTGGCGTCTTTGAATCCGTTTTTGGTGAGCGGGCTTTTGGCCTTGAGGATGCGGCCGTCTGAATCTTTTTCATCATTCCTCCTGCATGGGAAAACGGGGTATTTCTTGGCCAGATCGAGGATGCGCTCGACGGGCACGATGGCGGTCAATTCTGGTTTCATGGATAGATGTCCGGTCTGAGAGCCTTGCGTGATACACCAGTTGCGGATTCAACTGCAAGTACGCGCAGCGGTGGTATCCGCCCCTGCCGCACCCACCGACTGATCGCCGCTGGCGCGATGCCTAACTTCCGGGCAAGTGCAGACTGACCGCCTGCCTCATTGACCGCATGGATTAGTGCCGCTGCTTGCGGCGTGATTTTGTTGCTCATCCGCCGATATTAACCGATGGTTTTAGGAAAGGGAACTGTAAAATACATGGCAACAAATGTACCTATTTATTTTTAACCACCTGTTGCAATCCGTTTAGAAGCGCGTATGATTCAACTCATGGACGGCGCGGTGCCGGGCCAGAAGTGATAGAAGGAAACGAAAATGCAAGTCATCAAGCAGAATGTTCAGGTTGACGGCAAGGTGTACACCGCAACTCTGATTGATGGTAAGTGCGTCAGTATTGCCGGCTCGCGCTATGCGGTTTGTACTCGTGGCTGGCGCTCTGGAAGAGACAAGATATTCACTGAAGTTTTTTTCAACCTTGCCATGAATGGCCGCATCGCCAAAAAAGTGTTGAAAGCATTGGAGGAAAAGTGAAAACCATTATCCACGTCAACCAGCACGCAATTCGTCGCAACATAAAGTCAGAAACAAAAGAGCCTGTGCTTACCGTGAAAACGTATAAGTCCAACACATACGCGCACGATGTTGTAGTGCATGGTCCTTCGCGCATCGTGTATTCGCCAGACAAGCCGCTATCGTGTGGCGCTCGAGTATGGATAGAAACAGAGGCAGAGGTAGAAATCGTGTCGCCGAAGGAGGCAGCATGACCAACCTCGAAGATTTCGCCACCGCGCTCTTGAAGCACGACTGGTACCACGAGTATTCAGACGACCACCGCGCATGGAAAGCCGGTGACGATTCGTGGAAGCGCATTCAGGTGATGTACATCGAACTGCGCGACGCCGGTTTGGAAGAAGAAGCCAAGGCGCTCATCAAGAAGTATCAGCCGGAGGCGCTCTAATGGACATGTTCACACTCACCCCAGCAGAGCTGCCGCACGCTTGGACGCTCGTTAAGATGCTGGCCGTGTTTGCCTTCATGGCAATCGTCGTGGCGGTGCTCGAGCGATGAAGTACTTGTCCGTCTGCTCTGGCATCGAAGCCGCCACCGTCGCGTGGCACCACATGGGATGGCAGCCTGTTGCGTTCAGCGACATTGAGCCTTTCCCGTCTGCTGTGCTTGCACATCATTACCCTAACGTGCCGAATCTCGGCGACATGACCAAATTTGAGGAGTGGAACCTTGAACCAATTAACCTTCTTGTCGGAGGCACACCCTGCCAGTCCTTCTCCGTCGCCGGCCTCCGCAAAGGGCTTGCCGACCCCAGAGGCAACCTCATGCTTACGTTTCTTGCAATCGCTCAACGTCAGCGGCCTCAATGGATTGTCTGGGAAAACGTCCCCGGTGTCCTGTCATCTAACGGAGGACGGGATTTTGGCACCTTCCTCGGGGCGCTGGGCGAGTTGGGGTATGGGTTCGCATACCGAGTTCTCGACGCTCAATGGTTCGGAGTGGCCCAAAGACGCCGTCGTGTGTTCGTTGTCGGATACCTTGGAGACTGGCAGCGTCCCGCAGCGGTTCTTTTTGAGCGCGAAAGCGTGCGCCGGGATACTCCGCCGAGCAGAGAAGCGGGGCAAGACGTTGCCGGAACAATTGCGGCGCGCTTTGGAATCAGTCGCAACAATCACGAAGAATGTGTAGCGCAGACGCTTTTAGCGCGTCGGGGCGGTTTCGATCTTGAGTCGGAAACTCCTGTAGTTGCGCCGACTTTGCAAGCAAACGACGGAGCCAAGTGGGGCAGCAATCAATGGATTGATGAAGGCAAGGCTATCGTTCAGCCCGTCGCCTTCCACAACCGTCAAGACCCAGATGTTAGCGGCCACATCACGCACCCGCTTGGCGCAAACGATAACGGCATGGCGGTGGCGCAGCCAATCAATATCTACGGCGGAAATAAGCGACCAGATCGGCCAGAAGGTGGCTTCTACGTTCGCACAGATGAAACAACAAGCAAGACGCTAGATGCGGCAAGCGGATTAAATCCAACTTGCTCACAAGGCGGCACGGCGGTAATGACTGCTATGCAAGTACGCCGCCTGACGCCAGTTGAGTGCGAACGCCTGCAAGGCTTCCCCGACAACTACACCAACATTCCTTGGCGCAAGAAGCCAGAGTCACCGGATGGCCCGCGCTACAAAGCTCTGGGCAACTCAATGGCCGTGCCAGTCATGCGCTGGATTGGTGAGCGTATCAACAAGGTGGATGCAGAATGAAATGGATATTTGATCTTGTGCGCAAACTGCGCCGAGATGCACAATTGGAATGGCGGCAGGTTCCCCCGCCAAACTGGCGCAGCAAAAGAAGCGGCGTCGATTACTGGTGAACCGTAACTGAAGGAGATAAGACAATGGCTATTTATGTATCAGCATCAAGTGGTGGCAACTATCCCGAGCGCAAGCCGCTCGAGGCAGGCGCCTATGCAGCAGTGTGCGACATGGTGGTAGACCTTGGCGTGCAGCCCTCGCCCGGCGGTCAGTTTGCGCCCAAGCGTACGCTGATGCTGCGCTTCCAGATTCCATCTGAGCGCGTGGAGATCACGAAAGACGGCGAGACGAAGAGCCTGCCGGCGGTCATCAGCCGCACGCTGGGCTTGAGCTTGAATGAGAAGGCGACGCTGCGTCAGTTGCTGCAATCTTGGCGCGGTCGTGCATTCACGCCAGAAGAGCTCAAGAAGTTTGATCTGGTCAACGTGCTCGGCAAGCCTGCGTTTATCAACGTCACGCACAGCGTGAAGGGCGATAAGACGTATGCCAACCTCACCAGCATCATGCCGCTGCCGAAAGGTATGCCGGCCCCTACGTTGGAAGGCGAGGCGCTGACGTATAGCATCGACGACCCTGATCCGGCCATGTTCGACAAGCTGCCGAACTGGGTGCAGGAGAAGATCGCCACCCGCGTGATTGACCCGCCGGTACTGCCAAAGGCGGCGCCTGCTGCAAAGCCTGCTGCACCAGCGCAGCCGGTGAATCAGGAATTCACTGACGATGAGATTGCGTTTTAATGGCCACTCAACGCGGTGGATACAAACTGGCGGACGGCACGAAAGTGCCGTCTGTCACCACGATTCTAAAAATCAAAGACCCCGGTGCGTTGATCAACTGGGCATATAAGACCGGCCGCACGCATGGCGTGCTGGAGGGGCAGGGTAAAGATGCCCCGTCTGGCTTGTATGACGGCAACGACGCGCTGGCCATCGGCACATGCGTCCACGAGATGTGTGAGGTCTTTGTGAAAGGTGGCGATCCGATGCGCCACCTAGAGGAGACGATGGAGAAGGCGGAGACGCTAGACCCGGCTGCGTTTCGTGCGCAGGTGGTCAGCGCTTACTCGGCCTTTGAGTTTTGGTGCAAGGGCACGCAACTTGAGATCATCGACTGCGAGGTGCCGGTGTTGTCGGAGACGTACCGCTACGGCGGCACGTTGGACTTCATCGGTAGGCTCAACGGCAAGATCGTGCTCGGTGACTTCAAGACATCGGGCGGCGTGTACCCGGAGTACCTGATCCAGTTGGTGGCCTATGCCAAGGCCTATGAAGAGTGCACCGGCACCAAGATAAACGGCGGTTATCACCTGCTGAGATTCTCGAAAGAGAACGGCGATTTCGGCCACCACTTTTACCCGTCGCTGGACGATGACGCATGGCCGGCGTTCCTCAACTTGCGTGCTTTGTACGACTTAACCGAAAAACTAAAGCGGAGAGCAGCATGAGCGAAGATTTAAAGAAAGACCTTGCCTTCTTTGTCGGCGAGGCGGTTGGGTATGTTGTCGTGCTAATTACAGTGCTGCTGGCGCTGCTGGCCAGTGCTGTTGCCATCGGCGCATGGCTCGGCGTCATGTTGCGCGTGATTAAGTGGGTGACGCCATGAGAGTCAAGCCAGAGGAGTTGTTCGCGCAGGTGGAAGAATACATGCGCGAAAGCGAGCACGACGCCATCAATCCGATGCACTACAAGGCTGGCGGCATTGAGGCTATTGACTACATGCGCGCCAAGAGCACCTACGAGGAGTTTACCGGATACCTGCGCCTATCCGCGCTCAAGTATTTAAGCCGCGCAGGCCACAAGGATGACGCGCTGCAAGAGTATAAGAAGGCACACTGGTTTATGTCGCGTCTGATAGAGGAGCTAGAAAAGTGAACGCAATAAAAAAAATCGCGGCCATATTCATTATGCTGACATCACCAATATGGATTTTGCCGTACATGATTGGCGTTGCATTTTTCTTATGGTTTGGGCTTGCTTATTACGATCTATGCAAGGCTCTTGGAGCAGAAAAATGACCCGCGACGACATCATCCGACTGGCGCGAGAAGTTTGGTCTGCTGGCGATGTTTACATTGGTCCAAGCACCGAATCACTTGAACGCTTCGCCGCCCTCGTTGCCGCAGCCGAGCGGGAGGCGTGTGCGGAAGCGTGTGGCGACGCCTACTCTGGCGACGAAGCCTGTGGTGACTGGCCGACGCCCGAGATGTGTGCCGCCGCCATCCGTGCGAGGGGTAACACCGGAATCAAGTGGGAGGTTGAGCCGTGATCGACAAAGAAAGCGAAGGCGGGTCTTGGCGTCGTGAGATGTTGGCGCGCCCGCTTTCTACCAGTCAGTTGCGCGAAATCATCAGCGAGCTGGAGCACTGCCTCTCAACTGAGAGGCGGCGCACCAGCGACTTGCTGCTAAAGTTGACTGATGCGGTCGAGACAGAGATAAAGCTGCGCGCTGAGATTGAGCGCCTGAAGTCTAGCCGTACTTCCGCCGCAGATAGTCCATCCGAAGCGGCATCAGATCGTAGTCGCCTTTCTTAACGCCGTTCAGCACGACGATGCCAGACCACTCGTTGGTCTGCACGTCGTCTGGGCGGTAACCCTCGTGCTCGAGGTAAAACCGGCCAGCGACTAGGCCATGCTTGACGTGGTCTGGGTACTGCTTGGAAGCGTATAGAAAGCCTTGCTGGTGCCCCTGCACAAATGACTTGCCGATGGCATTAAGGCGGCTGACGATAGTGCCGCCGATTGGCTTACCGCTAAACGGATTAGGGAAATAGTGGCAATACGCAATGTCGTCGATGTTGACGATCTTTAGGAAGCGGTGCCGCTCCCAGTCCAGCGTCTCGCAGTTGTGCGAGCCGATGATGCCCTGCCACTTGGGGTCATTCTTGGCGATACGGTTGGCGCGGTTCTCATGGTTACCCTCGAGAAAGACTTTGCGTGGCGTCCACGTCTTGCTGCGCGAGCGCTTAAAGTAGCCGTTGAGCAACTTAAACGCTTCATTGCCAGCGGCAATGTCTAGGTTATAGCGCTTGCCTTCCAACTCGCTGCTGCCCTTCTCGGCGTGGCTATTGAGTGAGGGCAAGTCCCACCAGTCACCCAGACACACCACGACATCAGGCTTGTATTCTAAGATCGCCTCGCCGCACCACTTGAGGTGGTCTGTTTCGCTCTCTGGCTTGATCTGCGTGTCTGGGATAATGAGATGGCGTTTCATTCCATGGTGGTCAGCATCTGCTGAAGAAGGTGGCCTAGTAAGTCCACCTTCGTCTCGTCGCTGTTCAAGTCATCGAGTCCAGCGATTTCGAGCAGTGCGTGTATTGCCTCATGGCAAAACACTTGCTGACGATTCGATCCTCTGCAAGTTGAGATGATTTCGATGCGATAGTCACCGGGCAGCCAGATGCCCACGCAATCCTTGCCATGCTTCCATTTGCGCGGCTGCACGACCACCACCTTGATGGTGTGGCCGGCCAATTGGAATTGCTTTGGGATGCCGTCTGGACGGCTTACTTCGCCCACTGCTGTAGTGCTCGAAGTTGCGCGCTTAGGGCGTCGCATTGGAAGGCAAGCTCTCTAAGGGCCGTAAGATCGCCTCTAGGCGCTGCTGGAATGCTCCCGGCGCTGGCGGAGGCTGCATCAGCACTGACGGCGGTTGCGCCGGTGGCGGGCACGGGAGCGGTTTCGTCGAAACACACGCGGACAGGCTCAGTGCTGTACCTGCGGCGAATAGACTGCAACTCTTGTGAATATGCACTGATTGCCCCCTCGGCCTTCTGCCGTGCGGCACGCTCATTTTTGAGCGTTGCCAATATGTTATCACGCTCTGCTAAAGCCGCGTCAAGGGCTGGCCTAATTTCGTTGCGGCCAGCCTCCTTAAGACTGTGCCCAACCCAGAAGCCAGCGCCGATGACCACGGCTGATATCGCAATCCATGCGATATTGCGCGCAAGCCAAAGCTGGATCATTTTTCAGACAGCGGCTGCGTCGTGATGGCGCGAAGTGCGAGGTTGGCCATAGCGCCAACGGCGAGCACGGCCGCCGCAACCTGCGCGCCAAAGAGCGTGGTGAGATGCGAGCCGACTAGCTCGAGTCCACCGAGCAGCGCAAGAAGTACGTTCCACCAGACGGTCTTGGATTTGAGTGCGCCTTTTAGCATGTCATGCCTCGTTGTTGCTTGATTGGGCCGAACTCTTGCCGACCAGCGGCAGGGCGTCACGCGGCGGTGGCGCTCCCTGCGGCCAGCGGTACGCCAGCACGCGCTCAGGGTCAAACGGCGCAATACTCACGACGTTGCCTTGGTTGCCGCCCAGCGTCATGATGCGGCCACCGCTCTCGATGCTGACCACAAAGCCAACGTGGCCTCCACCCTTGCGGTCATAGACCACGATGCAGCCCTTCTCAGGCTTATCCAGTGCGGTACCGTACTCAGCCCACGCTTTGGCGCGATACCACGCGCTGGGGCGTCCATATCCAGCCTCACGCATGACGGCCGCCACAAACACGCCGCACCACGGCGTCTCATCATCTGACCACCAAGCGCGCAGGTCTTTGAGCCAGCGCGTGATCACCGGCGCAGTCTCCTTGCCGGCAATCTCGCGCATGCCTAAGTAACTGCGCCCGATGGTTAGCCATGATGGCTCGAACATTAGCGGCCTAGCCCTGCGCCAGCGTAAGTCAGCGCGCCTCTGGTTGCATCGTCTAACAATAGCCCTCTGATCGGCTGATTCTGCACTCCCCGCAAGATGTAATTGCGTAGCGCAGGGTTCTGGTAGGCACGAGCTAGACCAGCAGGTGCAGCGGCACCAAGGGCGCCGCCGAGCAGCGCCATCGTGGCTGCATCGCTTGGCGTCTCGCCCTGCGTTACGCCATAGGCAGCACCAGCAACGCCGGGCGCAAGCGCCTGACCGTAGGCTTGCAGTGCTGCTCGAGGAGCCGTGCCGGACTGCGGAAAGGCATCGCGCATGGTCATAGCGCTACGCGCTAGCCGAGCCATGTCTGCATCACCACGATTCTTAAGTGCCGCGCCACGCTCACGCTTGGTGGACGTGGCTTGCGCCAGACGCGGAATGCTGATGTCACCCGTGTCAGTCAGGCCGATGGCGTCCTGAATCTTCATTAGGTTTCTGTATTGCTTGCGAGCAAGTTTCAGCGCCGCCGCATCTTCCTTGCCTGCACTGCGCACCAATGCGTCATCAATCGTCTCGCGCAGTTGCTTGGACACGCCAGCAAGCGCAGGGTTTTTGCCCATGTCTGCGGCAATAGTCCTGATGCGCTGATAAGCATCTCCAGAGATTCTGCCGCTATCGTCTAACTTGCTCAGAATGTTGTTTAGCTGGTTGCGTAGCGGCGCAAGCTGCGCGGCCTCCAGCGTCATGCCAGCCTCGTTCTCGATGGCGGCAAGGCGAGACAGCATTTCGTCATCCACCAAAATTTTATTTCTGGAGGCGACTCTATCCATGACAGCGCCAATACGGTCATCTGCACGCGCCAAGACTTCTGGCACGGCAGCATCACCTTGCTCGCCGATCAACTTGAGAGCAGCACGATTAAATGCCGTCTGCGTGGCCTCTTGGCCTTTCTTCATGGCACCGGCAGAGATGGGGTTGTCGGTCAGGAAACGACGTACCATGCGCAGGTTCTCTGATCCTGCTGCTTCAGCCAAGTCAACCGGCACGCCAGCGGCCTGCAGTCGCTCAATGGCCTTTTGTGCTTGCGGCGTTGGCATACTGGTTGTCGGCCGCGCTGCTCGAGCAAGGCCACGAGCCAAGGCTTGACCTGCTACGCCACCAACAGCGCCAGCGCCGACGTTGAACGAGCGTTCATCCTGCTCGCCAACCGGCTGCAAGGCGCCAAGCGCGCCGCCTGCTGCGGCAGCGCCTGCTACAGTCCTAGGCGCCATCAGCGCTCTGCCAGCAGTGCCAAGCAATCCGCCAGCGCGGGCAGCGGCTGCTCCCGGCAGCATGACGGAGCCGATGGAGCCGAGCGCATATCCTAATTGGCCGGCAGTTGAGTCCATGAACGGCGCATTCTCTGCTGCGCGCACGTCCTGCTCTTGCCGCAATCGCTGCGCCGTCTCTGGCTCAACAATGCCAAGCCGGGCGCCAGCCTCTGCGCCTAATTGTTGCGCGCCATAGCCGATGTCCTTAATGGATTGCAGCGCACCTCGACCAAAGCGCTCAAGGCCGCCCATCTCTGGCGCCTTTTCTGCCTTTGTCATTTTTTTAATTTCTGCCTCAATCTCTCCGGGACTCATTGAGTCTGGGAAATTAACGCGGCCAAGTCCTTCAATATATACAACAGGCATGGCTTACCTCCTCACCGGGATAAGGCGACCATCTCGATAAATGTACTCAGCATTTTCTTGCTCTTCTGGATTTAATGGCGGCAGGCCAGCGGCAAGCCTGACCTGATTTTGCAGGCTCTGGATAATCTGCTTGTTGTTCTCAGCGCTTTGCCCAAGCTCCGGCAACTGCAAGCCATACTGGCGCTGCTCAAAGTCTGACAGCGCGCCTTCGCCCGGAATGCGCAAAGCCGTGCGAAGAGCAGATGACAACTGTTGACGGTATGACTCAAACAGTTTTGCATCTTGCGAGTCAAACACGCGGCTAAGTGCGCCGACCACACCAAGTGGGCCGCCAGTGCGGACATTCTCTAACTGAGAAACAATCTTGCCAGCGACATCATCAACACGTTTGACCGCTGTTCCCTTGGCGGCCTCGCCCGTGCGTTGTGTCGCCGGAACAGCAGAGATGATCTTAATCTGGCCAGTCTCTGTATCAAGTTGCGCAGAGGTTCCTTCCGGAAGGTTCGCTTGGCGCAACTGATTTGGCGTCATCGTCACAAATCGAGAACCGCCGCCAGCGGCAGCAGGTGCTGCGCTAGGCCGTGCGCCTGCTGTAACGCCTCTAACAGCAGGGGCGGCAGCGCTCGGGCGCGGCACAAACTGCCCAGTCTCTCGATTAAAGATGTCAGCGCCAGCAACTTGGTAGCCGGTGCGCTGCTTCAACATCTCAGCCAACTGCGGATTGGCCTGCAATGCAGCAGCGCCAGCAGGCGATGCCATCAGCGCTTGCAGGTTCATGCCTGCCATCGGGCGCACTTCTGCAAGTTGAGTCTGCTCGCCTACGTCAGCGCCACGAGCGCCAAGACGGCCAGCAATAGCGGCTTGTGCTTGCATGATGTCTTGCACGCCGCGCTGGGACTCTTCCTCATCACGCCTAGCCTGACGACTCTTGCCATAGGTTTCTAGTCCGCCAAGCAAGCCGCTGCCAGTCAGCATACCGCGCAAGGCCTGCAATCCTCCCTCACGCACCAAGCGCCGACGCTCTTCCTCGTCCATCTTGGTAACATCTTCACCAAGAAGACCGCCAATTAGCTTCTCAAGTCTGCTGGCCATATCAATCTCCTAAAAGGCCGCCGCGTACCTTGCGACCGCCGTACATGCTATAGAGTCCGCCGTAGTATTTATTTGGGTCGTATACGGGCGGTGACCCGCTCTGCGCTTTTGCGGTTTTAATAAATGAGCTTGTATCTTCCTCGTCGTCTGATTTTTTGCCAAGATTCTTGAGTATGTTTTTCGGTGAAAACGACTCAACACCTTGCGTGTCTCCTCCGCCAGCAAGCGATTTGAGGATTGCTTGGAGAATAAACTCTTCCATTATTTCATCCCTTTCTTGCTAACCTTTTTATCCAACTCTTTGACGGCTTCCGTCAACAGTCCGATGACCTGCGGCATACCAACTTGGCGCATACCATCACGACGGCGCGAGACAGCCTCCGGCATGACCTTCTCAACGTCCTGCGCTGAGATGCTCATGTCTGATTTGCCGCCCTCGTCATAGCCCTCTTGTGAGCCATACCCGTCTTCCCACTCAAACTCAATACCCTTGAGGCGGCCGACCTTATCAAGCGGATTCTTGATCTTCTTGACGTTTTTCTTCATGTCCATGTCTGAACCGAAGACCTGCTGCGCCATGTTGAAGTAGCTCGGCGTGCTCGTGACCTTACCAGTGGTCGTCTGGTTATACGGCGACGCCGCAATGGCACCCTGCCGCACCGCCAACTGCTGAAGCGGGTAATTCTGCTGCCGCATGAACTCCTGATATTGGCGATCAAGGTACTGCTGCATAAGACCCTGCTGGCCCTGTCCAAGCCCAAGTTGAGCCTGAGCCGCGCCATAGCGATTCTGCAAGGCCTGCTGGCCAAACTGGCCAAGTTGCCCAGCGGCGCCAAGGCGGAACTGCGCGGCCTGCTGGCCAGCACCCTGATTGGCCAGAGCAGCCTGCATCGCCTGCTGCGCATTGAACTGCTGCGCGGTCATGCCCATCTGCTGGGCCTGCTGACGAGCCTGCTGATTCGCCAGCGCCATCTGGTTGGCCTGCTGTGCATTGAACTGCTGTTGCGCCTGCGTCATGCCCTGCGCCTGCAAGCCAGCAGCCTGATTCTGCCGCTGCGCTTCCATCATCTGCTGCACGTTGAACTGGCCAGCCTGCAAGCCCATCTGCTGCGCCTGCTGCATCGCACCCTGATTGGCGAGCGCTGCCTGCATCTGCCGGTCGGCGTTGGCTCGCGCCTGATCCGCCGTCATGCCTTGCGCACGCAATTGGTTTTCCAGATTCTGGCGCTGGGCTTCCATCTGCTGCTGCACGTTAAACTGCTGCGCCTGTAGACCCATCTGCTGACCAGTCTGACCAGCCTGCTGATTAGCAAGCGCTGCACGCAAGGCAGCCTCTTGGTTCGACTGACCAGCAGTCAGGCCAAGACGCTGCGCCTCGAGTTGCGCCTGCTGGTTGGCCTGCGCCGCCGTCAGCCCCAACTGCTGCCCCTGCTGCTGCGCCTGCTGGTTCGCCAACTGCGCACGCATCTGCTGCTCAACGTTGAACTGGCTCGTCTGCGTACCCAACTGCTGACCCTGCAACTGCGCCGCCTGATTGGCTCGGGCAGCCTCAAGCGCCGCCTGCTGGTTCGACTGCTGCGCGGTCAAGCCCAACTGCGACAAGCGCAGGTCGCGCTCTTGGTTACTGATCTGACCAGCCTGCGCCAACTGCATGATGTTCTGCATGGCCTGCTGGTTGGCAAGCGCTGCCTGCTGCTCACGGCCCACGTCAGCCTCACGCAACTGCGCGGCCTGCTGGAAGCCCTGAGCGCGCTGCTCTGCGATAAAGCGGTTACGCTCACGCGCCGCCTCGCCAGCCGCGATGCCTTCTTGCACCGCCTGACGACTGCCACCAAAGGCGCGAGCGGCCGTAGCCTGAGCGCCAATTTGTTGACGCCGTGCAGCCTCTGAACGGTCGATGTCTGATAGCCCAGCCTCGATGACGGCCTGCTGGTACGGGTTCTGATAGGCGGCTAGATCGCGTCCCAAGAAGGAGGCACCGCCAACGGTCGGAGCAGCGCCCGGCCCCATAACATCTCGAGCGCCAGCCGGTGCGCCGATGGTTTGCGCTGAGATGTCGCGCACAGCGCCGGGGCCAGCAGCCGTGCCAGCCTGCACGTTCTGCACGCCAAACTGCGAGGCAATCGGCGCGGCACCAAACTGCGTGGCGACCTGCTGCGCACCAACACGCTCAGGCGCAAACTGCGTGGCGACACGTTCAGCGCCAATGTTGCCTACGCCAAACTGCGTGGCAGCGCGCTCTGCGCCAACGGTCGGCGCATTGAATTGCGTACCGACCTGACCGGCCTGCATACGCTCAAACGTGGTACCCGGCGCCACACGCTCGGCCTGCGCCAGCGGCGCCTCAAACTGTGAGCCAATCTGGCCGGCTTGCACGCGCTCCGGCTGGAAGCCAAGGTCGCGCTGCAACTGCCGTGATGCCATCTCTAGCTCTGGCACATAGCCGCCCTGCTCCGCGATGGCTCGCGTCATCGCCTCGCCGCGCATGTAGTCCTGCGTGAACGGCGCCGTCAGTAGCCCCTGATACGGCGTGAACGGAATGGCGGCCACTTGGTTCGCCAATTCAATGTTCTGCAAGACGTTCTGATAGATCGCCGGGTCTATCTGCGTCGAGGAGGTTTCTTTCTTGCTGGACTTAAAAAGGTTGCTCATAGTTTTTTCTCAAGCACCACTGCGGTGCGTCGGTAACCCTCAAGTGCTCGCTCCCAACCGGGGCGCCCCATAATCAGCATGGTGTTGCAGCCGATGCTGCGCGCCCATGTCTCTACTAATGGCCTAATCACGTCATCAATCTCGTTAAGGTCGCCCGCGCCGATGATGACGGTCAGTTGCTTTAGGCGCGGGAAGATGTCGATGGTCGTGATGACACAAGAATTTTCGGCAGACCAGAATTGGTATTCACCACGGCCAATGCCGTCGATGACATCCTGATAGTTGATCTGGCCGTAGTTCTCCGCCAAGGCACGCTCGATGAGCTCACGGAATGGACTAATCCACTTCATGTCTGCATCTGGCACGCTCACCGCTGGCCACCTGAGACGGCATCTAATCGCATCGTACCGACGCGCCAATCCGTTGACGGCGTGGCGCCGGTTATACGCATCTCAATCTGACGGCCTGTGAACCGCACTGGGGTGTACGGGCTGTCAATCGCATACGTCTTGACCACCTCATCGCCCAGTGGCGTGAATCGTGTCTTAAACTGCACGCCGACAGATCCTTGCATCTTCTCGTCGGCAATCAATTGCCGAGCGACCATGAGGCGCTCACCGTTGCCAAACTCAATCGGCCCGGTCTGCGCATACGGCGCAGCACCGTCATACTCGGTGCCAACCTCTTGCTCGTAGATGTAGCCGTCAGTGGATACCATCAGCGGGTAGTTGAACACGCCACGGTCGGTGCCGGCGGTACGCGCCAGCGAGCCTATCGACCAGTGCTGCTCACGGTAGTTATAGACCACATAAGAGTCTACCTCATTACTGGTCGCGCTTGGGTAAAACCACCAAATCTCGCCAAACTGGTTGTTGGCGATGGCGTACACCTTTGAGCGCTGCTGCTGCGAGACGTTGTTCTGGATGTAGTCCAGCACGTCACACTTCATCGGGCGCACAAAGCCGTCGTACATGAAGAAGCCAGAGGGCGACCACCAATAGGCGACCGACTCCACCGCCGCTACCGCCTGCGCGCTAATTAATCCGCAGCCGGTGGCAATACGCTCAAAGCCGTAGACAAACGGCGGCCCTTGGTACTGGGCGGTGTGCACGTCCACATCGGTGAAAATCAGATTCACACCGCGCAGGCGCTTGCCGGCGACGATAGAGCCGACCGTCTCCAACTCGATGTCGCCGGCTTGGTTGGTGACCGCCGGCGTCCACATTGTGTTGTCTTCTTGGTCTGACCACGCCACCTTGCGGGCGTTACCGCCAGCGCCAAGCGCAAACACAAAGCGCTCCGCCGTTACCAGCACCGCCTTGTTGGACACCGGCGCGTTGGTCAGCGCTGCCGCCTTGTTGCCCGTGTTCAAGTCCCACTCAAGCAACTTGCCATCAGCGTTGGAGCAGGCGAGCAGGTACTCGCCCCAGTTGTCCATCGACCATGTGGTGGCAGGCACCACAGTGCCGGTGTCTGGGCGCGGCGTGCCGTAACTATAAAGCCCATAAGGGCCGCCGCCGTACCCAAGGTTTAGCTGCGCATCAGCAGATCCCGGCGTGAACCCGGCGGTCGGCGTGATGTCGGTCAGCGTGCCAGCCTCGTTCATCACGTAGAGTTTGCTGTGCGTACCAGCGCCGATCCATCGCGCATTGGCGTTGGTACGCCACGCGATAAATCCGCGACACTTGCCGGTCATCTGGCTATTGGATCGCTTACGCCAGCCGCCGACAGGGCGCATGGTGCCCTCGTACCAGCGCACGAGGTTGGCATCGCGCCAACGCCCCTTGCTCTGGTAGTCGGTGCCGTTGCGATATACGCCCGGCTGTACATTGATGGGTACGAGCATCTAGCCCCTACTCCTGATTTGGTGGAGAGAACCAACCCTTAATCAAGCCGGTGAGGAGAGCCAAGGCGGCTGCAAGACCTGCAAGCCATTTGACGAAGGCCACGAGCGTTTCTGCTGTGGCCCACGCATTGGCAAGTTTCTTTAGATCCGCCTTCACTTCCGCCATGTCAGCCTGCATTACCTCAAGGTCTTTGCGTAGCATGGCCAACTCCACGGCGTTTTCCTTCTCTTGATCCGACATGGATCACTCCGCTGGTTTGTCGTCCGGCTTCGGCAGATGCGGCTCGACCTGCTCGCGCAGTTTCTGCCACAGCGGGAAAGCGCCTTGTGCGGTGGGCAGACTGCCGATCAGGTTAGTGATGGCAACGGCCTCCTCAATCGTCAATTCCAACTTAATCATTACGCCACCCACGGCAACTTCGGTGACACAACCGGCGGATTCTTGGCATTGGCAACCTGCTGCTCCACCGCAGCCTCGGTTGCCGCCTTATCCACGCCATTCGCCCAGACCCAACCGAGGACTTGATCCTGCGTCAGTTGGTCATACGGCGTGAAAGCCTCGCCCTGCACCACGGCAAACGAGCAGGTGCTATAGACGCTGCCCGAATACTCGCCGTCTACGCCGTTGCACTGGTAGTGCGCGGTAACAACGTAGTCAGCGCCTTCCGCTGATTGCGGGAGGCAGTCCAGTTGCGAGATGTTCCAGTTAATTACGGTAGCCATTATTTGCTCTCCAATGCGGCGACTTTCGCCTCAAGTTGTTCAATACGCGCCATTGCTTCTTGCAAGGCTTTGATGGCGGCGAAGGTAATGTCTTTGGTGTAGACCGTCTTCAACGGCTCCTCGCCTTCTGGCGTCTCGCCAAACCCATCGCTGTCCACCCACACCGGCTCAACAGATTCCACCTGCTGCGCGATAACACCGACGTTTACATCATCGTGCGTCTGATCGTTGTACTTGTAGGTGACAATTTCCAACGCGCCGATCTTGTCCCACATGGATGCAATCGGGTTGATGTCTTTTTTCGTGCGGACATCTGACAGGTCTACGTTGTTGGATTGGTAGTTACCAACTCCACCGTTCCCATAAACATAAAATCTATCTGCTCCAGCAGATCGCCCACGATAAAGATAGGCTGTTCCAGCGTTAGTGCCTGTTGCGCTTGAAAGGTTTGCAAATACTGCTGATCCGTCAACGCCCGGACTTGCTACTTGATTTTCAACAGAAATTCCAAACGATGACGTTGAACTATAAACAACGGTTGTTTTTCCACTAGATGTCGTCGTCCCAACCAGCAAATCCCCCCCGCTCGTGATGCGTGCGCGTTCGGTGGTGTTAGTCTGGAAAATTAATGGGTTTGCGCCAAGGCTGTTGACATAGCCAGAGCCACCATCTCCATAAATTTGAATTCCCGTTGATCCAGTTACAGCCTGAATTGTTCCGACAGCGTGGATACGAGAAGTGGGCGAAGTCGTCCCCACCCCCAAATTCCCACTCGCATCCAGCGTCATCGCCTGCGTGAACGAGATGGCGTTGCCTGCGGTGCCGGAGGCGGCGGTGTACCACTTAAATGCACCAGCGCCTTGCTCAAACAATGAAGCCGCATCAGAGGCGACGTATATGGGATTTGCAGATGAGTTATAAAAGAAGTTTGAGCCGAGGTAGGTGTAATTGCTGGCAGAACCAACGAACCCATTGCCGCTCATCTGTAGCGTTTTAATCGCACTCCACCACGCACTCGGCGTGACGCCCAGACCGAGGTTGCCGTACTGATCAAGAACCATACGGTCTGTGCCGTCAGTCTGAAATAAGAATCTTCCAGCGCCAGCACCACGCGCATTTAGAACAATTGTTGCTTCGTTTGTGCCGCCGTTAAGGGCCGTGCCAATCAACAAACCACGGCCAGAGGTGTTGCCGAACACAGCCTGTGTGCCGTTGAAGGTTCCGGTTACGTCAAGTCTTGCAGCAGGCGAACTAGTCCCGATGCCCAACCCCGTGGAGGTGAGGCGCATACGCTCTGATCCTTCCGTAGCAAAGGCTAACTGACCGCTAGTTGCAGAAGAATCAATATAAGAAACGCCGCCGCCTTGGTAAAAATCCAAGCGATCCGTGGCGGTTCTTGTGAGGCGTAATGCGTTATTTCCTGCAAACCCAGAAACTTCAAGAGTCGTTCCGTTGTACGTCAGCGCACTCCCACTCGTCGCCACCTTGCTGCCGTTCAGATACAGCACGCCGTTGGCGGTGCCGCCGGTTAGGGTCGGATTAGAAGCGAAGGTCGTGGCACTGGCCAGTTTAATGCCGCTCGTCGCGGTGATTTGCAGCGTCTTGTTGCTGGTGATGTAAGACTCAGCATCGACGGCCAGCGAGTTATGCCCAACGGCAAGCGAGCCTGTGCCGCTTGATGTCGTGATGCTCAACTCAGAGGTGGAGGTGGACGACAGCACCGCATTGGCGTTGCTGCTGTTGCCAGCAATCGTCACCGTCGCGCCGTTGTAGGTAAACGACGAGCTTGTGCTCAGCGCCTTGCTGCCATTGAGGTACGCCACAGCGTTGGCCGTGCCCGCGCTGTTGGTCAACGTACCGGCAAGGGCCAGTGTCTTACCTGACCCCACATTCACGCCAACCGACGTGCCCGTACCGTCGCCCTTAAATACGCCGTCGATCAGGTCAAGGTTGGTGTTAAGTTTGCCACCCCAAGTGTCAGCAGAGGCGCCGACTTCTGGTTTGGTCAGTGACAGGTTGGTGGTTGTCGTATCAGCCATTTGTGTCTACCTCAAGCCGCCTGCAAATAGGCGGGATGCGTTTTTTCAGTCCAAGTCTTCGCAGTATCTGACTGCGGTGTCCATGTTTCTGCCGTGTCGCTCTGCACGCTCCACGCCTTCGCCGTGTCGCTCTCTGGCGTCCACGCTCGAGCAGTGTCGCTGCCTGCCGTCCACACTTCTGGTGTGTCTGGCTCAACCTCCCACTTGCGCCTGCCGTTGCAGGTCAGCGCGCTGGATGCTGCCATCGCAGCAGATGCAAACTGCACCCGATTGGCCGTCGCTGTCAGCGCTGCCGCTGCTGCGAGATTGGCGCCACTCTCGTACACCGCCAAGGCGGTGGCCGTAAGAGTCGCCACTGCTGGCAATGTCGCGCTGGCCTGCTGTATGCGCTCCGCTGAGGCGGTTAGCGCGGCAGCAGCAGACAATGCTGCCGCTGCGTTTTGTACCCTAGTCGCGGTCGCTGTGAGCGTTGCCGCTGCGCTTAACGATGCAGCACCCTGCTGCACCCGTGTTGCACTCGCTGTGACCGTAGCCGCAGCATTTAACGTCGCCGCACCCTGCTGGATGCGTACCCCTGCTACCACCAACGTAGCGGCGGCAGAGAGTGTGGCTGCCCCCTCTTTGGGGTCTATGCCATAGTTACCGTATCCGTAAAGCCCTGAGCCGTAACCGGCCACGCTTACGCCAACGTGATGTCGAGATCACCCGCCGGGACGCGGAACACGTCGCCGGAAGCAATCGTCTTGCTGGCCGTGAGGTTGCCGTAGGCCAACAGGTTGCCGCTCGTCAGGTTGTCAAAAATACCAACCGCAACGACCGTGCCCCACGACGAGCCTGCTGTCGGAAACTCGACAGCCGAGGTGTTGCTCGCCGTGTCATCGGTCACGGTAAACGCTATCGTCTGGCGAGCGTATGCCGTGCCGCTAACCTCCGTGCCACCGCCTGTATCGGTCGGAGCCACGGTATATAACGCCAAGTACAGTGTAGTCGGCGCGGTGTATGCGGTTCCGCCAAAGACGTGCAGCAGAACCTTGTTCTCGAGATAGTTAGAAAAAGCACTCACGGGATAGCCCTCGTCGGTTTGACCGCCATAGCAAGCCGGCCACCACTGAAGGAGGCACGCTCATCCTGCACGATCATGTCGTTAATTGCGTTTTGGTAAATGCTCGACCACACGCCGATGCGCTCGTCATCGCGCAGGTACGGAGCGGCTTGCAGTAGCGAGCCATAGAGGTACACGTCTGGGTGCCGCTCTAACACCCAGTTGGACACGTTGCTATCTGACAACTTGGCGAGCGTGGCCACATACGTCAACTCAGCCGCATAGCCCGTGTCAGGCGGCGGCAGCACTTCAATCTGGTTGCCAATCAACGCAAAGTATTGCGGCGTGCCACTGGTGCGATAGATGTACTTCTTGGCGTCAAGCTCGTCCTCGGTCAAAAAGGTCAACGGGCGCACCGGAGCGGTGGCCGTCAGTACCAGTGACTTGGCCGCCAAGAAGTCAGACGGAAGCGCAGAGAACGGCGTGTCGATGGTCGCGGTCGATCGCTTGACCATCTTCTGCGTCGGCAGTTTGCGCTCAATCTGCGCCTCGGCTAATGAGATGAAGTCCGGAATAACCGATGTCAGGTCATCCCGGTTCAGCCAGTCAGCGATGCTAGATCTCAACGCGCTGTATGACGTTAGTGCCACCGTCTACCTGCTCCTTCATCGCCCACGCACCCTCGTGCGAATATTCGAAGGTGCCGATATGCTTGACCTGATGCGACAGGTCATGATCCAGCAACACCTCGAACCCGGCCTCTCTCGCCTTACGGCAGAAAAAGACATCCTCACCAATGTAGTGATTCCCAATCGTTGAATAGGGAATCGCAAACCACGGCGCCTCAATCTTCTCAAACACTGCGCGCTTGACCATCATCACGCCCATTCCGACGTAATCGACAGGCTGCAAGCCCTCCGAGTCTGGCGCCGTGTAGACTCGACCAATCTTCCCTTGCTCGTCCATCATCGCCACCGGCTTCACCGGCATACGGCGTGTGGCGTAATTTGCCGCCACGATGGGCTTATCGCGCAGGATCAAGTGCCCGATAGTTTCCTTCGGGAACCGCATGTCAGAGTCTAGCCAGAGGAGATAATCCGCCCTCTCCTCGAGCGCTTGACGTGCAAGCTCCATTCGTTGAGAGGCGATCAGAGTTCCGTGCGATGTGTAGAGCATCACTCGGTCGTCTGTTGTCGCGGTATGAAACGACATCGCACGCGCTAGGTCATAGGCAAACGATGTCATTACCGTGTCCCGTGCTGGGACTAATATGGCGACCGTGCGACTCATACGCGCCCCGGCCGTGTTCTAAAGTGCCTGTTGTCAGGATCGTTGATCCAAGCCTTCATCTTCTTGGGGTCATCAATGATCCCCTGCTGCTTCAACTTGTAGAACAAAGCCATCGGTATTGAGGCCACCTTGCTCCACTCACCCCACCGCGCCCTCTCGTCGGTCGCGGCATACTGCTTTTTGTTCTGCTCTACTAGGTCGCCAACTTCAAAGACCGTCTCAATCGTGGCCTCATCTTTGTCAGCGTCGTAGTGCCACCATTTGGTGGTTCCCGTTTCCGGGTCGTAATCAAATAATCTTTTGCCTGAGCTATTCATGTGACCTCAAACAAGGGCGGCGGCACTATTACCGCCGCCCAAGTTTATATCACAATTATCAGGTCGTGGTCAGGTCAGCTGCCAAGCCATGAGCGGCTTCCGTGTTGACCTTCAAGCCCCACTCCACGAGGATCATGCGCTTCTCGGCGTCGCCGGTCTTCGCAAGCTCCACCGTGCTGAACGGGCGCAGGAACGAAACTGCAGCGTACTCAGGATCGAGCACGAAAGCGTCACGCTCACGCTGGAAGCGGTTCGGCACCACGTTCACGTTACCGAAGTCGGAAACATAAACGTCAGCCGCACCAATGATGACGCCGGGCTTGTTGCCAGCCACTTCCTTGCGGATCTCGGCGATGCCAGCAAAGCCAGAGACACGCTGCTTGTTGACCGGGCCAACCATCAGGATCTTCGGCGTACCGCCAGCCGTCCACACCTTCTGAATGACGCTCTTGAGGATCGTCTCAGTGAAGGTGCGAAGGTTCGCATCCGTAGCGTCCGTGCGGGTCGCATTCGGCTGCGTGGTGTACACAGGGTCAGCACCGCCGGTGCCCTTGTCCGTGTTCGTCTTCAAGAAGGCGAGCAACGAACCAGTCTTGCGAAGCGCCGTGCTGGTACCAGCAGAGCCGCCATCGGCCTTCTGGTTGCACAGCATGATCGACTCCATGTCACGCTTCAGCTCGGCCGAGCGCTTGGCGAGCTGGTAGGCCAACTCCGAGCGACGACCAGCCTTGTCCACCGACTCGAGCGTGCCCGAGAGGATCAGCGTCTTGCGGCTGACCTGCGTGTAGTTGCCGATGCGAACGGTAGCAGCGGTCGAGTCGTAGCTCGACACGTCGTCACCTTCGATCTGCGCGTTGGTCGTCGAAGCCGCAGCGAGCGAGTCCGTCTGCCACTCGAAATAAGTGTTCTTGACGTTCTCACGGCCGATGTTCGACATGAACGGGGTCTCTTCCGGCGAGATGTTATAGATAACATTCGAGAGAGACTCACGGATACCCTTTGCATTAAAGGTATCAAAAGTATTGCTAGTCTGGGACATTGTTAAAACCTCAATCTAAAAACTGTTCAAACACAGCAGCCGCGTCTCGCGTGCTGCCACTATTGGCGAGTCTAGAAAGAGCCGTCTTGGATGCCACGACCTTAGATGACTGCGGTGTAGAAGCAGTGCCGCCCCGCATGGGTTTGGCCTTCTGTATGATCTTTGGACGCATCTGATCGCGTTTACTCATCAGTTCGTCAAAGAGCATCGCCTTGCGCAGTGCCAGAACCGCTCTTGCATCGTAGATGTCCGAAATCTCCTCGACACTAAAGCCGAGTTTTCCGGTTGCATATTCCACGATCTTCGCCTTCTCTGCGCGTGCCTTCTCGACATCACGCCATTCTGGCAGCGCCTCAAACAGCTTGGCCCGCTCGACCTCTAAGGTCTGCTCGGCCTGAGCCTGTTCTTCCTGCTGCTGCTTCTGCATCAGGGCAGCACGCTGGGACTGCACCCACGCCGTCTGCTCCTGCCTTGTGCGCTGAATCTCCCTCTGTCTCACCCACTCAACCGGGTTCTCTTGGTAAAGACGATCCCAGTCGATCTCAGGCGGTTGCAGATTTCGGAGTTGCGCATCAAGCGCTTCCAATGTCTGGGCATACCGTTGCCGCTCTTCCCGCGCTGCGGCAGCCTCTGCCTCGGCCTGTTTACGGGCCTCCGCAATGGCTTGCGTTTTGCGCGTGTAATCCGCAGTACGAGAGTAGCCCTTCAGCAGCTCATCCAGCGGAACTTCGACTTCTTCCCCGTCAACTTTAACGCGGAATGTCTGGCTTTGCTGGGGTGCCTCGTCAGCATCCTCATCGCCTTCGGTTTGCTCTTCAATCTCAACGCCAGACTCGCCGTCAGACGCCTCGATTGACTCCTCACCCTCGTCCAATGCTTCGGCTTCAAGCTGCTCGGTTTCACCGTCTTCGGCGGCGAGCATAGACTCAAATGCGTCCTGCGTGGACTGTATGGTTCCGGGGGGTGTACCCGTGCCGGTTTGACTCATAACTCTATTGTGCAAGATTCAAGCGCGTTATTTGCGGCCTGAGATCTTATCAATGTCTCTTTTTGCCATAACGCCGTTCTCAACGACGACGCGCAGGTGGCGCCTGACTTCCTCAAGTAGCGCCACAGCAAGCCACAAGCGCTCACGCTCGTCTGTCTCTGCTGGCTTGCTCTGGCGCCACGCCTTGAGATACTCGGACTCGAGCGTCTCAAAGGCTTCTACCAGAATAGGATTCTCGAGAAGCTCCTTGGCCTCTGATCCTTTTCTGGCGTCAATGTAGGGGTTCCGCTCGCTCAAGCGAGCAGACCCTTCTTCGGCTTATTCTTCATGGCCTTCTTTAGCAACTTGCCGCCCTTGTCGGCTTTGTTGAACTCTTTGGCCACCTTCATCGGCACGCCGACCTTTTCCGCAAATTCCTTGGAGTGCGAAGCGGCGGCCATTAGTCGAGCCTGCTTTTGTGACTTACTTGGCACTTTTGGAAACCCTCTTGTATTGATCTAGCAATCGGCGGCCTTTAGCAACTGCGCTTTTTTTGTCGCCCTGATGCCCCCAAGCCTCCAATGATAACTTGAGGCGTGTCTTGTCGCCATCAGGTTCAAACAACAGCCCCGGCATCGACCCCATGCGCGTCAAAAACGAGCCTTTGCGCCGCATCTCCTGCGGCGAATCGGGCGCGCCTTTGACCGGCGCTCTCAGCGTGCCGCCAGTCTCGGCTTTGTAAGAAGCGCGGCCTTTTGCGTTCAGGCCGCCTTTCTTATTTTTGCCCTCAGCGCGCTGCCAAGCCGGCGTCTTCACTTGCGCTTCTTTGCCGTCTTTGCAGCAGCCTTAAAGGCCTTCGCAGTCGGCGCTCCCTTGGCACCGGGCTTGCGCATCTTCTCGCCGCTACCAGCAGCGATCCGCTCGCGCTTTGCCCAAATGTTGGAATACAGACCTTGCTTCATAAAAACCCCTATCTGTTAGCCGCGGCCACGCGAACGCGCATTCTGCACCGCAGCCTGACGCGCAGCGGTTAAATTATTAACTGCTGACGGCGCAAATTGCGGCATCTCCATTGGCGGCGCAACCGGCGCAGGCGTTGGCATCATCATCTGGCTTTGGAAGACTTGTGGGTTGTAGTAACTCAACCCACCAACTTCTGCCGCTGGAGCAGCAGGCGGCGGCAGCGGCGCGGTCGGCACCGGGTCAGGCTGCACGGTAAACGTCTCCACCGTTGGCTCGGTGTAGAAGCGACCGTCGCTGCTGACTTCAGGCGCTGCCGCCTGCGGGCCAGAGTATCCCGGTACGAAGAGATTAAGGTTGGGCGGAACCTGTGCCGGCCGAGGAGGCGTAGGGGCAGGCGTAGGCGCACGCGCTCGAGTTGGCGGGGCAACAGGCGCAGGAGGCCGCGCAGGGGCAGCAGGAGCGTTCGGCAAATTGCCTTGCGTCAACTGATTAAACGCATTCAAGTCAAACGGCGCCTGCGGCATCGTCATTGGCGGGGGCGGAGTTGCTGCCGGAGTAGGCGCAGGAGCAGCAGGGCCACGCGGCACTTCGCCACTCGGCGTGATCTGCGCTGTCGGCGATGCCGGCTGATTAGAGCCGCTCAAGCCAAGCGCAGCGCGCAGCGCGTCAATGTCCAACTCATACCCTTCAAACGGCGAGGCTTGCTGCATCGCCTGCATTCTTCCGGGCTGCTGGCCGAATCCACGACGACCGCCGCCACCAAACATGGATGTCTGCTGGAACGGGTTAAACGACGGCGCGCCGTAATACTGGCCAAACATGTATTGACCGAAAAGGTCGTTGACGTTCGGCTGCTGCATCTGCGGCATACCAAAGCCACCACCCATGCCGCCGCCAAATTGACTGGCATACCCGCCTTGGCCGTAGCCAAACTGCGACGGCAGTTGCTGGCCAAAGCCCTGCATATAGCCGCCAGTGTAGTCCGGCATGGCGTTATAACTGCCAAACATGCTGTAGTTGCCCATGCCGCCGCCAAAGCCGCCGCCAAAGCCGCCGCCGAAGCCACCCATGCCGCTAAAGCCAGCGGTTCCGCCACCTTGCTGCAGACTTCGCATAGCTGCGCTTCCTTGGCCACTGGCTTGTCTTTGGCGCTGCAAATGCAACTGACTTGAATTTTGATTCTTCAAATCTTGCTGCGCTAGAAAATCCATATCTTCCCGAGTAACCGAGGCAGGGGTTGCCATGCTGCGATTCATGATTTCACGCGCCCGCTGTCTATCAGCAGATTCGGAGTCGCTCCCGTATGAACTCTGCTGCGCCTGCGCCTGTTGAGGTTGCTCAAATCCGCCGCCGTAGCCGCCCATTCCGCCATACGGATCAAACGAGCCGCCGGGAATATACGGCAACTGAGGCTGGCTCATGCCGTACATCGGTGACATGGCCATTTGTGTCTGGCCGGAATATAGGTTGCTCATGTCAGACGCCTCCGCGCCAATAAATTAGGGGTCAGTCAAATCCCAAACAGATAGCGCGCCAATGGCGTCGCCGGTTCCAGATATTGTCCTTGCGGCCAATGTGTATATATCGCTGGTGCCACTAATTGTGACGCCCAACTGAGAGTCAAAGTTGTACGCACTCGGGTCATTCACAGCATTTGACGAAAGCACGCCAGATGATGTGAAGTCAGACCGCACTACCGTGCCGCCAGTAAGCGCCGTTGCAGCCACGTCATACTCGACGTTTTGCGCAAGGCTAGAAAACGATGCCCCTGTCAGCGTTGGGTTTTTAATTAATGCAACCTCGAAATAGTCTGACGCCGAGGTTGGCATGAATGAGAAACCGTTAGGAATAACGACAGCACCGATGCTGCCGGACTTAATTCTGACAGATACCAATGGCACAAAAGACGTGCCTATTCCAGTCGTGGCAGTCGTTTGCCTTGCCCACTCTAGCGCCGACTTTTGCTCATACCCGCCCTCACTAACCACCGTTGAGCAAATCTGTTTCATGCTCTTGGTGCCAGAGATAGCGCCTGTTGTCGTAATCTCATAGCGTACCGGCAAGATTGCGGTTTGCATGTAGACCGACGACAGAGAGTTGGCATTGTTAAACGTGTGAGCAACAATGAACTGACCGTCAATGATGAAGCCGCACCGCACCGAGCCTACGCCAAGCCACTCAAAATCAATAAACATGATTTGAGTTTTAGTTTCATCAAGCGTAATGCCACTCGCACCGGAGCCGTCAAGTTTGTCGCCGTTCCAGCTTGACTGCGTTACCTTTCTCGCGTCACTAGGCGACCCACTCGTATAGGTTCTAACAATAAACGACAGCTCGTCATTTTCTTGCTGCAAAAATACGCCGTTGTTGGCGTTAAAGTAGCCAACACGCTGGCGCAGGTTTGCCTCTCCGGCTGCCATGGCAAACGTGCACATCACAAGCAGTGACTTGCCCGGCTGGTACGGAAACACGCGCTTGGTCTGGCGAACAACAGAGTCACCAGATGCTGATGTAACCTCAAGTTTTACCGATGACTCGTTGGCCAAGTGCGTAGCAGTGCCAGATCCACTCAGCGACTCATCAAACTGGGCGTCCTTGCCAAATCTGTTTTGCGAGTCAAAAAGCGTATAAGGCTGCGACATTCGCAACCGGCCAAACGCATCAAAATTGGTTTTCTCGAGCAAGTTTAAGTCCGTCAGACTGTTAATAAATTTGACGATCTCAAACTGGTTCGACGCCAACAGGCTCAAATACAGTTTGAGTTGGTTGTTTACTTGGTTGACATACTGCGGAGAGTAGGCAGCCGGTGCCGTGTTAGGGTTTGGCGGCTGCGGTACAAATAACCCCTCAAGTGGTGCTGCCATAGCATTACATTACCTGCGGCGGCATCGGCTGCTCAGGCGCTGGCGGCGCCATCTCCTGCGAAGGCGGGGCTGGCGGCTGCTGCGGCATGAACTGCTGCGGATTTACCGGCGTGATCTCAGGAAGCACCGGATTTTGCACCGATGGCGTAGCAGTGCGCGGCCGCTCCATCATGGCGCTGATCATGGCCGTATCAATCTGCGTGCCGCTCTTCAACTGAATTTCATAAGCGCGCAGCATGATGTCCGCTTCCTGCTTATCGCGTGCGCGGTCATCCTCAAGCAGCATCGACTGCCGTTTCAACTCTAGTTCAGCCTGCTTGTTCTGGATGTCAGCCATAATCTTCTGGCGCTCGACCTCAGCCAGAATCTGCGCCGGATCAGGCGGCGGCGGTGGCGGTGGCGGCGGGGGCGGCTGGTTGGCCGGGTTCATGAAGAACTCTTCCGAATTCTTGAAGCCAGACAACTCAGCAAGACGCGCCAACGTGTTGCGGTATTGAACCGGGGTGACAATCGGATTTTGCGGCCCCATTGTCTGCATGATCTGCTCTTGCTTCTGCGCAAGCGATGTCAGCACGGCAATCTTCTGCTCTTCCGTGCCACCGCCAAGCGCCACGTCGATTTCAACGTCCATCTCGGCGTCCCACGACCGTGGGTCAATGGGCACCCACTGATTACGAAGGCGCACCACCCGTGGGCGATCTTGATTTTCCACGACCAGCTTGAGAATGCCTTTGAACAAGGCGCGCATCCCGGTTTCTGCGAATATCCGGGCTATCAGCTCAAGATGTTGCTGTGCAGCGCTGACGGTTGCGGCGACTGCCGCACGGGTGGTGCTCTGTAACGCATCGGCTTGCAACCCCATTGCGGCCTTACTCATGCCGGTGCGGGTCTCGCGTACCTCATCGAGGTAGCCGAGCATCGGGAAGGCGGCCTGTCCTACAAACGGCACAGAGAACGGCTGAACCATTCCCGGTGCGCGCTGACGGATCACGCCACCAACCTCGGTATTCAATACGTCGTCCATGTTGACCTGCCCCTCAACCACGCCGACACGCGGGTGGATGGCGAGAGACAACGAGTCAAGCATGTTGCGCATGACGGCCGACTTGATGCGTTGCAAGTCAGCGGTCATGTCAAAGATTGACAGACCAATCAGGGCATGAGGCTCCGGGTCTGGGCAGAAGAGCGCAAACGGACGATGCGAGCAAGGCTCGTTCATCACCGTCTTATACGACGGCCCGATGGTGCAAATTTTGCGCAGCTCTGCGATGCCGTCTTGGTCATAGTCAATGCGCATGTAGGCTTCGACGTACAGCACGCGCTTGTCATCCTGCGTGCCACCCGGCCCGTAGCTCTCGGCATACGGGTTGCGGGCAATATACTCATCGTTGGTGTCAAGCTCGTAGACGCCCATCTGCGCCTCGACCTCATCTTTATCGTAGCCAAGCGCTACCAACTCAGAGACGCGCATCATGCGGCGGTGCGCCACAATCGTGGCATCCTCAATCGAGGTGGCGCGGCGGTCAATTAAGAACTCTTCGGGCGGCACCGCACAAACCTTAACGCGGCCGCTCTTAAACTCGCGCTTGAGTTCAACATTGTAAATTTGCGGCGCAGGCGGCGGCAGTCCTGTCATAGGATCAACCACCGGCTGGCCCGTCATCGGGTCAATAGGAGGCTGATACGTCGGATCGTCCATCACCTCGATGGCACTGCCGACCACATCGGCTTCAGAGAGCAGCACAGTCAGCGCCGACTCGTCCAATCCGGTGTAGTGCTCGGTCTTGACCTCGACCTTTTCTTCCCAATAGTACTTGGCAATGCCAAGCGCACCGCGCAGAGCGTCTTTGAAGACGCTATGGCAAATCAAAAATCCGTTGTTATCGTTTTGGAAGATCCAGTTGACGTAATCCGTCGCCTGTTCGGCCACCGGGATGTCTTCTGGGCCACGCGGTACGAATTGCACAACTTTGTTGGAACCAAAAAACACTTTCATCAACGACGGCATGATGCCGTTGATGGTGTCTCGCACGTCGGTAGAGACTACCTGTGAGCGGCCTTCCTCTTCGTTGCCAAAAGGCTCGCCGCGATAGTATTGGATGGCACGAGCGCGGACAGGCGACAACTCGGCGTCAATAAACGACACCGCATCTGTCAACTCACCGCCTACTAAAGCCTCCAGCTCGGCGTCGTCCATCGGGTTGATGGCGCCGACTTCGGCCGCGGCCTGCTCAATTTGTGAACCGTTTTCGTTGTACATAAAACCGGCACCCGTGCCGAAAAGAATCTCTCTCTATTGTCACGCGAGAAGTGACGCAACCTGATTTTTAGTCAGACTGACCAGCCAAGATTCTCGATCCTTGACCCCAAAGGAGGCTATGAGTCGCCCTTGGTGCTCAACCAACCCAGCGCAAAACTCAATTTGCTTGCCCTTAAAGAAAAACTCGCGCCCAGCGTGCACGGGTTCTAGGTTTTCACCATAGCGCACCATGCGATGGACGTAATACACCCGGTTTCGCTCCTTCCGCCGCTGGTGGACGATGGAAACTAGCGCGCCGTCAAACTCCACAACCTGCGAACCGCCAGACCAGCGCTCAAGTTCGGTGTATCCGTTGAGATACAGGCGGCGCTTGGTAGGCCATAGTTCGTATGCCTCGCTCGGATGGTGAGCGTAAATAAAGGATAAGCGGTTATCCTTTACTTGCGGCGCCCAGTTTTTCTCCATCTCACGACCGTGAGGGCTGGGCAAAAACTCTAGGTAGGTGACACGCCCTTCCTCGAGCTTGCACAGCGCCATCGTCGTGCGCACTCGCGGCCCGTGGTGCAGGGCAGAGCAGGTAAAGTGCCACGCATCGTGCCACCAGAACAGTCGAGCATCCTCAAGGCCATCTCTGGCCGGTACTCGGGTGTGGCGTGTCGTCAGGTCGTCCACCCACTGCGGCACGCCGGGGGCGAGGTTTGACCCAATCGGCACGAAATAGTTTCGTGTGTTAGGCGCAGGATCGCCACGGAACCAGATTCCGTCCTCTTCGCCTAACTCGTAGTTGACCGTGCGCACCAAACAAGCCAAGTTGCCGTTAGCATCCTTGGCAATAGACGGGTTGCAGGGCAAATACGCCTCGCCCGGTATCTCAATGCGCACAAACCGCTCAGGCGGCAGGTGCTCCGATAGCGTTAGGCTGCCGGGGGCAAATCCGGTGGCGTCGGCTTCTTGGGCGGCTGCGGTGGTTTCTTGGGTTCCGCCTTCGGCGGCGCTTTCTTGTCTAGGCGCTTTTGGAATTGCAGCACGTCGCTTGGCTTTAACATTCACGCTCACCTCACATGTGGATGGTTGATGGCATCGGCACCGCCAAATCTTGCGTGGCCTGTATGACTAAAGGCGGCACGGCGGTCAGCACGCGCAGGTGCGGCAGCGCATACCACTCAAGCAGGATATCTACCGGCGTGTTGGCAGGCTTGGTGTACTGCTGCAACGTCGGTATGGCACGGCGGCGATGCCAAATGGCGGCCGTGCACAGTGGGTACTTAATCTCCCACAGATTGGTGGACTCTTTCTTGCCCGGCTTGTCGGTGGTGCAGCACGAGTTGAGGTACACCAAGTCGCACCACTCTGGAATTTCGGCGCGGATCTGCGCGAAGCGCTCGTGGAAGTTATCAGGCAGGATAAAGTCATCCTCAAAAATGATGAACTCTTCGTGCCCCTCACGCCACGCAATCTGCCACGCGATGTGCCATGAGAGAACCAAGCAGGTCGCACCGCGGGTGACGTAGTAATCCGTGTGCATCGGAATCTCGGACTTGACCTGCATGGTCTTGCCGAAGATGCCATAAATAAAATCTAGCTCAATGCCAGCCTTCGCGGCCTGCGCTCGAGCGTGTTCGGTGCGCTCGGGAGTTTCAGATAGGGTGATGCAGTAGTATTTCATAGGTCACGAATGAAGAATAACAACGTGGGACGCCCCCAAGATGACCCTTGGCGCCGATCTGTCTCGCGGAACATGAGCGAGGTGATCCAGTCGCACTTAAAGCCGTTCTCGCCAAAGCGCTCAATCCAATAGTCGGTCGTCTGCTCGTTGACATGGTGGTGACCACCCTGCCCCGGAACCGCGTGACACATCAGCACATACTTGCACTTGTGCATCGTCGCAAACCAGTTTTGTTCGCATTTGCGGTCAACGTGCTCCACAAACTCGGTGCAGATGCACAGGTCATACTCGCGCTCTGGCACATACGGCGCACGCTCGTAGTCGTGCGAGACGATAATATCCTTGACCACGTTTTCGGCGAGCGCGACGGGGTGCCCCTCCACCCCACGCGCATCAAAGCCTAGGTCATGCCACCATTTGACGTTATGGCCATAACCTGCGCCCACATCAATCACGGATTTGATGCCGTAGTGCAGCGCAAGATACCCCCAGATGTCCGGCATCCATGTTGCGCGGTCACCCTCCGGTATCGCTCCCCCCAAATGATCTATGCTCATACCACACCTCGAATCTGTCTCTTGACCGCCTTTGTCCACGTTGGCGCATAGGCGCCGCCAGCGGTCGCGGCCTCGCTCGCAAACGTCAGCACAAACGCATCGGCCACGTCAGGCGATGCCAGCCCTCGGCGCTTCATGTCGTCTTTGCTCTCGAGCTTCAGTTTGCCGTTGCTCATGAACGAGTACCGTGGCGAGGATAATTCATTGACCAGCCTTTCGTCACGCGGCAGTTTGCAGTCTCGCGCCTCTAGCCACGTCTTGGCCTTGCCCCAGAGTTCAGCGCGCAGGTTCATATACTGGCCTTTGACGGCGGGCGACTCGCCGACGTTAATTCCGCGACACGGAACTTTTAACTCGCGCAGGCGGTCAACGACGC